CAGGAAGAATGGCCCGACGGCGCCAAGGCGCACTGGCTTGACTTCGAGAAGATCGCCGCGAAGGCAGAAGCCAAAGAAGGCAGAGCCGACGAGAAAGCTGCCAAGGCAGCCAAAGCAGCTGCCGAAAAAGAATACCGGCAGAGCATTTTTGACTATCTCGACGAGCATGATGTCGACTATGCAAAGAATATGTCGACAGACCGTCTGGAAGCTACGAAGGTGGCACTAGACCAGCACCTCGAAGGCTTGAAAGATGACCCTAAATAGCGAACTGATCACCAGTGCTTACCGCGAGAGCAATTTCGTATCGCAAAGCACTGACCTCACCGCTGACGAACAAGCAGAAGGACTGGCCCTCCTCCAAGGGCTTGTCCTCTCCATGCCAGGTCTTCTGCTCGGCCACAAATACAAGCCTTGGCACCTGCCTTGGCCTAACCGCACCACGACCAAGAGCGGCGACTACCCAGCCAAGTTCGACAAGTTGTACGAGGACCGAGACGTACAGTACCCACCTGTGAACTCTCGCGTCGTTCTCCGCAACCAGTCCCCAACCACTCTTTTCATGCGCGAAATGCCTGCCGACGGCGATCTAATGCAGTTCGTCGATGCGGGCTTCACCGGCGATGTGACCTTGGATGCCAACGGACAATACTTCGGCACCTCCGGCGTAGTCACGACAGTCACGCTGAACACATCTGTTGGCGGCGGCAACCGACTCCCCACGCGGACATACCTGTACCGCCAAGACATCGCATCGTGGGTGCAGATTGACACGCTCGTATATGCTGCCGAGATGCCTTACCCTGTCGAGTTCGATGACTTCTGGACCACCCAGCTGGCCATGCGCTTGTCACCCCGATTCGGTAACGAGCCTCGCCAGATCACCATGATGCGGAACAAAGACATGCAAAACTTCGTCCGCGGCTGGTATCGCCGTGACCCAGAAGATGTGATTGTCGGAGACGCAGGTGTCAACACCCACCAGAATTGGGGTGGCCCAGCGAACAACGACGACTTTAGAACAGGGTCCAGATAATGCCCGAAGTTTCCCTCTCCTTCTCCGACTTTGATCGGATTTACGCGGATCTACCACCAGCACCACTGAAGAACCGTTTCTTCGAGGAGAACCCGTTCCAAGGGAAGAAGAACGCTGCCATCGCACGGCCCGGCACGACGTCCATCGGGAACTACGGCGCTGGCCCGATCCGCAAGATATTCTCACAGCCTGGCCTATTCGGCGGGGCTCTTTTCTTTGTGAGCGGGAACGAGTTGTGGCGCCGCGATCCTGACGGCACGACATTCGTGATCGGCGGGATCGTCTACGGCGACGGCGAAGTATCTATGTGCGTTGCGAAAGGATTGGACTATGAGCGGTTATTTATCGCTGACGGCGCACGGCTTCAGTTCTACTCAGGTGGAACCAAGGCCAGCGGCATCATTTCGTTCACAGGCGGCGCTAACGCCCTCGACGGCGACACAGTCGAGATAAACGGCACCTACTATTCGTGGGAAACTCCCGACGGCTTCGGGAACGTGACCACGGGCGTCGGCACACTCGCGGACCCTTTCAAGGTGGCGATCGGCGCTGACTGGGACGCGACTTTGCAGAACCTGCAGGCTGCGCTGCAGTTCTCCGGCATATCCGGCCAGACATACTCCTCGACCATCGGCGGGCAAAACTTGCAAGTCACGGCGTCCTACTCGTCACCGGACCTGACGATCACAGCGCGGATCGACACGGCGGCAGGTAACTTATTCACCCTGACAGATCCAGTTGACGGCGGCAGCAACATCCAGACGCCGGCCCTCGGGTTCTTCACGGGCGGCAACAACCACGGGCTCTCGGGTATCGAGATGCCAGACGGTCTACCGCCCACGCAGGTCACAACACTGAAGTCCTACGTCATTGTAGCTATCGGGTCGACGGATCGGTTCTATTGGGTCGCGCCTGCCGCGGTGACTATCAACGCACTGGACTTCGCCACGGCTGAAGCGGCACCGGACCAGATCGTCGGTCTTGTGACGATGCAAGATACAGTTTGGTTTGTGGGGCAGACAGTCACCGAGATATGGTACGCCACGGGTGACGTTGACCTACCGTTTACACCCGTCACTGGACGCGTTTATGACCGAGGCGCACTTCCAGGCACGGTTGTCAACATCAAAGGGACTTTGTATCTTGTCGATCAGGATTACATTGTCTATGCTATCGGTGGGCAAGCCCAGCGAATTTCCAACCACGGTATCGAAGAACAGATTCGGCTTTCGGTCGCAACGGAGTCATAACATGACCTTAACTTACTGCTCCTCAATGGACATCTATGGCACTGGCGCGACGAGTCTTAGTGGCCGCACGTACGACTTCACCACAGACGACTGGACTATCGCGGGCGACCTTATCTCGAACTCCCCTGCCTTTGGTCCTGAAGCTGGACCGTGGAATTTCTACGGTGGATGGTACATCGACACCTGTCCGTGGGGGCAGCGGCGCGGCGACTACGCGTTTAGAGGCACCGCCCAGATGACACGCGGACCGACCTCCGGTTTCACAATGACGAACAGCGGGAACGAAATCCCACTGTTTCCCATTCCCGGTGCAGGTCAGGATGTCCGCATCATCCACTTCGCGTTCTCGATTTCTTCACTGCCTGGCGACCCCGGACGCCAAGGGCGGATTATGTCGTTCCACAACGGGTCCGGCACTTTGCGCGGGCAGCTGATGGTGAACCCAACAGGGCGGCTGGAAATCTACAACGGCGGCCGGACCGACGTATTGACATCCTCGATCAACCTACCGACCCTACTCGCTACGACATCTGCTCCCGTCATTGTCCCAGAGACATGGGTTTCCCTGAACGTAAAGATTACTTCGAACGGGGTAGACGGTAACGTGGACCTACAAGTCTACGTCGGCGAGATTATCGCGGCCAATCTGGTTCTGGACCTCACGGCAGTAGCGTTCAGCAGCGACGGCACCATCGACGGCCTTGGTCTCTTGGGGCCAAGCTTTGCTGCTTTTGGTATGACCTCTGACAGCTCGACGAAGTATATGCGTGACCTTGTGGTCTGCGACACATCAGGCACAGAGAACAACGACCTTCTGGGACAGGTGTTCGTCGGCGCTCAAGAGGTACGCGGCGAAGACCTTGGCGGCGGCTGGTCAGCCGAGGCACGCACCAATATCTCCGACGGTGTTCTGAACATGCAGGACGCCAACACCGGCCTTCGCGTCGGCGACAACGCCAATCTGGAACTCGGCACCGGAGACTTCGCCATCGAAGGCTTCTGGCGGTTCCACTCACTGCCTATCGGCACCGAGGAGATGGTCCTCGCTTCGAAGTGGGCGGGTGATACGAACCAGCGGTCGTGGAAACTCTACTACGATGCTGATCCAGGAGAGATCAAATTCGACATCTCCACTGACGGATCGGCGGTCACGACGGTATGGTCTTACCCGTTCACCCCGGACCTCGACAAGTATTACCACTTCGCAGTGGACCGCGAAACTGATGTCATACGTGTGTTCGTAAACGGCACCCAGTTCGGTGTCGACATCGCGGATACAAACACCTACTTTGACGGCACGGCCAGCTTTGGCCTCGGCGCTGAGTACACAGGCGCCAACGCGCTGGTGACAGCAACAGCCTTTGACGGGTTTGTCGACGAGTTCCGCCTCACAGTCGGATCATCTAGGTACAACGCGGACTTCACACCCACGACAGTGCCGTTCGGTCGAGATGGCATTGACGACACGGACTTCGCTAACGTCGAACTCCTGATGGGCTTTGACAACGGCGCTCTTGTGGACGAGTCATCCAACGCGTTCACACTCGTTCCCGGAGCGGGGGTCGCGGTAAATACTCCACTGGACGGCGACAATTCGTTCCAAGTCCTGAACCGCCGCCCATCGTGGGACGACACGTATATCGAGGCTCGGAACACCTTCGCGACCACGATCTTGACACTCACAGGGTTGCCGCTGGACACAGAGACGGTCACGCTCGGGTCACAAACCTACACGTGGGTCACTGCGCTGTCAGCTGGTCCGACCGTCGCATATGAGGTCTTGATCGGCGCAGACGAAGCAGAGTGCATCTCCAACATCCTTGAAGCCGTAAACGGCGGTACGGGGCTGGGGACAGTCTACAGCGCGGGTACAGTCGCCAACCTCGATGTGTTCGCGTCTACCCTTCCATCCCCACAAGTCTCGTTCACAGCGACAGCTATCGGGGTCGCGGGTAACTCAGTCGCAAGCACTGAGACGCTCACAAACGGATCGTTCCCAGACACCACGTTCGCGGGTGGCGAAGACATCCCTGCGTACTCACAGTTCGCTATGGAGCGCCTGCCGGTTGACGTCACAAGTATCCTCGGACTGCAGATCACTGCCCGCGGATACAAGTCAGATGCTGGTGACGCCAACCTACGCTTCGACCTCGTTGGTCCAAGTGCGGGTGTCGGCACAGGTGCGCCCCTATCGACTGACCTGAGCCCAGCTTGGCTGCGCCAGATATTTGAAATTGACCCTGACACCGCTGCGACGATCACACCCTCTACGATCACTGGGGGCCGCATCCGCGTCACAAGAACGGTGTAAAAGATGACAGACCTAGCCGTCTCAGGCGTTTATGCCCAGTATATCGAGGCGTCACCAGCCGTCGCCAGTTTTCGCCTTTCCCAGCTTCTAGGTGAGTTAGTCACTCAGGGCTCCCCGAAGCGTATCCAGCTGTCCCAGATCGAGGGGCAGGTGTTGTTCCAGTCGACCCCGAAGCGGATACAGGTCGCGCAGCTGCTGGCGCAGATACTGGTCCAGAACGCAGGGGACGAGACCGGTGGAGGCCGGTTCAGTGTCAGTACGCTTGAGCCACAGATCGTTTACTCTATCGGCGTTCCTGATACCCCGCGCCAGAAGGCGTGGACTTTCGACTTTGACGGCCACACGTTCTACGTCCTCGACCTCGCTGAAAGAGGCGCAATGGTCTACGACCTGACAACCCAATCGTGGTCCCAGTGGGATACGGCAGGTTACGAGGGTCACTTCAACTTCAAGAACGGTTTTCATTGGCGCGACGGTAAACAAGTCATCGGCGGGGGACTGCTTGACGGTCTTCTGGTCGCGTTGGACGAAGACTCTTACATCGACGAAGACTTCCGACCAGTGACCTATGAGGTCAACGGCGTGATCTTTGCATCGTCCGAGACCTACATTCGTCAGTTCAACCTGCGTCTGATCGGATCACCTGGCCGCACAGGTCTCGTAGACCCCGTCAGCCCGCCGGTACTGAGCATGACGTTCTCCGACGACAACGGCGCGACATGGTCAAACCCCAGAGCAATCGAACTGACATCGAACCCCCAGCAGCGGATCGAGTTCCGTTCGCTTGGCGCGTTCCGGCAGCCCGGTCGGATATTCAAACTCTACGACAACGGCGGCGTGAAGTTCATTGCGTATGTGATGGCTGACGTCGAGGGTGGCGAAGGTGGCTCGTAGAACAACCCCATTAAACCCTAATCAGCCGATGGTTGACCCAGAAACGGGGAACCCTTCAGCTTTTTTTATGAGGTGGTGGCAGGACCAAGTGAGGTCGAACGCCGCCATCGCGAACCTTTCCACACCCGAAGCTGTCTCCGCAGTTCTGGATGTACTTGCGCCGGGTGCAGCGCAAGGCGACGTCTTGTACCGTGGAGCGACCCTGTGGTCTAGGTTGGCATCAAGCACCTCCGGCTTCGCTCTCAAGACGCAGGGCGCCGCCGCTGATCCGGTGTGGGAAGCTGTCGTCGAATCAATCACCGACCTAGCCGACGTCGATACGACCACTGCACCGCCTACGGACGGCCAGGTACTTGCTTGGGTAGACGCAGACGGAGAGTGGCAGCCCGCGACACCAGCGGCATCCGGCGCCATTATCATCAACGACCTAACCGACGTCGACACGGCCACCGCCCCACCGACAAACGGACAGGTGCTTACATGGTCTAGTGGGGATAGCGAATGGCAGCCTGCTACCCCAACTAGCGGAGGCGCTACGGTCATCAACGACCTTACCGACGTAGACACGGCAACTGTTGCTCCAACAGACGGGCAAACATTGGTTTGGTCAGCGGCCGACAGTGAGTGGCAGCCTGCTACGCCTGCCAGCGGGGGCGCTACGGTCATCAACGACCTAACCGACGTAGACACAGCCACAGCCGCGCCAACTGACGGACAGACGCTTGTTTGGTCAGCGGCCGACAGCGAGTGGCAGCCTGCCACGCCTGCAGCCGGCTCTCCGGCGACGCAGGTCACGGTCACGGGCGTCTCTTATACGGCAGCCGACTCCGACTTCGCCGGTAACAAAACGCTCCTGGTCGACAACGCGTCTGGGTGTAACATCACGGTCGCGCCGAGCCTGACCAATAAAGAGGATTTAGACATCGTACAGATCGGCGCCGGTTCGGTCGTGTTCAACGCAGGCGCGGGTGTCACTATCCAAAGCGCGGACGGTCTCCTAGTCACCCGAGTCCAGTTCTCATGGGCCAAACTCACCCCAAGTATCTCGGGGTCTGACCTGTACTATCTTCGTGGCGACCTGAAGGCAGGGGCGTTCAGCCTGTTTATCCCTGTGAGCGCGGATCGGTTTGTTTTGTCTGACGGCGAGATATACAACGTCGCGCAGGGCGATTTCGTCTCGGCTGACCTTGTAGCCGCCGACGAGTTGTTCTCGAACGACCTCGGACAAGTTATCGACTCAGCCGGAGAAGAAGTGTATGTTTCACCAGTGGGCTTGTTCTTCGCGCCTGCGGGGTCCGATGGGTTCGAGTTCGCTGAAGGTGGCCTGTTGGTAGTCGGGAGCGCACTTCTCCTCGCCTCAAACGGCGATACTCTACTCACTTCAGACCTTGACCGTCTGACCCTATAAGGAGCCTTTGCCATGGCAAACTATGTATCAACGCTATCAGGGGCCGAAGTCGAAGCGGCTTTAGGGTTCGCGAACAACGGCTCGCATACGTGGCTAAGTTACGACATGATCACCCCAAGCGTAGACGGTAGTCTTAACATTGCTAGCACGACAGACCACGGCACCGGCCTTTTTTCGTTCACGCTAACGTCTCTAATGACGAACGCGTTTTACGCGGCGCTTGTATGCGGGGGTACAACTAATGCCATCGCTCGCCGCATTACTACCATGTCAGGCGACAATAAGGTGAAAGCCACAGACGGTTGGGGGGTTTCGGCCTACGTGGGAAACACCTCCGACTTAATTGATTCAGACGCAATGAACCTAACTATTAACGGTCCGCTAGCATGACACACATTATAGGAGGGAGGGCCAATGGCTGACTATACACTACCGCTGACGGGGCCGCAGATTGATGTTGCTTTGTTGGCCGCTCCTTCGACTCAACTGAATTACAACCAGTCATTAAATACCGTCAACGCTTCCGTCAACGTAACGTCCGTTACAGACAGTTCTCCTGGAGACTTCACGGTCAACATCACAAGCGCGTACACCTCTACTAACTACCTTACGGCGGTATCTTGCGGGGACTTCACGACGCCAAGTGAAGTCGCTACGGTGCTAAATACGAACACGCGGGCCACTGGTGCGCTAGATTGCTGCGGGGGGTTTGTCTTATCTTCGGCGGATGGGCAGCAGGACAAAAACGCCAACATGGTTCAAATCGCGGGGACACTGGCATAATGGCTGATTATACACTCGCGTTTACGGGGCCGCAGATTGACGCGGCTTTGTTGGCCGCTCATTCGACTCAACTGAATTACAACCAGACCGTCCCGACGATCAACGTATCGGCCAATGTGACTTCTGTGACTGATAGTTCAGATGGCGACTTCTCGGTCAACATCACAAGCGTTTACGCGAATACAAGCTATTTCACAGCGGTATCTTGCGGGGACTTCGCGACGCCGAATGAAATCGCTTCGGTGCTAAATACTAACACACGCGCGACAGACGCTTTAGATTGCTGCGGCGGGTATGTCTTATCTTTGTATGAAGGACGTTCAGACAGAAACTCTAATATGGTTCAAATCGCGGGGACACTGGCGTAATGGCTGATTACACTCTTGCTTTCACAGGCGCACAAATAGATGGGATTATCCCAGTTCCGCCCAATACACAGGTGAATTATGATCAGACTGTTCCGACCGTTAACGCTTCGGTCAACGTAGCGTCCGTCACAGACACATCGGCGGGTAGGTTTACTGTAAATTTCACGTCGCTTTATTCCACGATAGAAGTTTTTGTTCAGCGTGCGGTTGGGTCGCAAGGTACAGCGAACGACTACACCTCAACCATAAACTCAAACGGCAGAACTACCGGAACCCTAGTGTGCGCGGCTGCAACTATATCCTCAACGGCAGACGTGCCGACAGATAAAAACAGCAACATGATGCAAGTTGGAGGACCATTAGCATGACCTATTTTGAGCAAATCCGAAACGCACTTTTCCTGACGGGCTTCCGGCTTCGTGGCAAGGTCGCGCCGGAGAAGACCTACACCTACGCCGACTTCAAGCTGTGGCAACGGGAACTGATCTTCGCGTACCTGCATCAACACATGGACCACGACCACTCGCAGTACGCGATCTTGTGGGAAGACCCCGACGATCCGGATGCGCCTGCCAAGGTCACGCACCCTGCGCCGATCTGGTTGGCGATGGCGAAATGCGGCGGCATCCTTCCACCTGTCGAAGTCTATCACGCGCTGGCCGAGGACGAAGCGAAGCCGGATTTCCGACGCCACACGCGCGGTCACTTGCTACACGAAACCCCGCCTGTCGGTCCGATGACCGAAGAAGAAGCAATCGAGTACATCATCAAGAAAGATTTGCCACCTTCGGTCTGGCGCGACTATAAGGGCAACAGAGCCATTCTTCGGGTTGTGCGGCGGGCGATGATCCCTGCCGACCGTAGCAACCGCAACGCATGGCGCATTAATCAGGAGGCTTCATAATGGCTTTTACATCGGCATTTACGGGCGCACAGATGGACGCGGCGTTCGAAAAAGATGTGGATCGCGGCACAAGGGTTCGCACGATTGACATGTCCACACCTGCGACCAACTACGACCTAACCATCCCCGAAGGGATAGATATGTTCTCGCTGGCGTTTCACCATCTTA